GCCTTGGCAACCTCATAGAGTGATTGCGCCTCATCCAACTGCGCTTTGGCAACATCACGGATGGCTGCCGCCTGCTCACGCTTGGCAGCCTCTACATCACGCTCAGCCTCAGCCAACGCCCACTTGGCATCCTCAACACGCTTATTAGCCTCAGCCTCCTCATCAAGAGCCTCTGTTATGGCAGCCAATGACTCAACCTCTCGCTCACGAGCCGTGTTGACTCCCTCTATCGCCTCTTGCTCTGCCGCTTTGGCAGCGTTTAGGTCTGCGAGCAGGTCTTTGTAGATGGCGCTGTCCTCGCGGACTCCGTTGAGCATCTGGTCGTAATGGTCCAAAGCCTGCGTCAAACCATCCTGTGAGTCCACCTGTTTCTCTTGCGCATCTACCAACGCCAACTTTGCCTCAGCCAACGCAATCTCTGCCTCACGAATCATTCGTGGCGTTGCCTCGGTATCTGCACGGACTGCCGCCAACTCTGCCTCTGCGTCAACGACTGCATACTGCGCTGCTTCAATGTCGTATGCGGATTGCTCGTTTGCTTGTTGCGCATCTGCAAGTTGGCGTGACGCATCTTTGCCTTGTTTGCTGGCTGCCCCATAGCCACGCACGGCTGCATTGAACGCCTCTTGCGCAACTGCAACGCTCTCGGTGGCTTTCTTGAGTTTGTCTTGCGCTTTGGCTGTGGCTGCCACATTGTCTTGATAGGTCTTGCGTGCTGCTGCCGTTGCCGCCTGTGCTTTGGCGATACCTTTGATTGCCTCAGCCACATCATCGGCAGCCTTCTTCTGCGCACGCTCGGCTTGCGTCACGCCATGCGCCGCATCTTTGACCTTCTGTTGTGCATCTGCTACGCCTTGCGATGCATCCTTCAACGATTGCTGCGCACCAACAAGTCCTTCAACGGCGCTGCGATACGAATCGTTGAGTTCTTTGACGGTCTTGACTGCCTTGGCGTTCGCACCCAATGACTTGGTGGCGATGCCGAGTTCGTTGTGATACTTCTTGAGCGCATCTTTGCCTGCGTTGCTCATGCGCATGTCGTCGTACTTGGCTTGTTGCACATTCAAGAAGGCTTGGCGTGCCACCTGCGCAAGACTGATGGTGCTGCCAATGCCCGTGTTGAGCGCATCTGTTGCGCCTTTGGCGAGGTTGACCTGCGACTCGTAGCGAGCAATCGCATCCGATAGGTCTTTGTACGCCTGACTCGTTGGGTCTGTGACCGCCAACTGTGCCTTGAGAGCCTGCACCAACTTGGCTGCCTGCTCTGGGCTGGTCTCCATGACACGCTTGAACGCCTCATCAAAGTCCTCAATGTCAACCTTCGCACCGCCAATGGTGAGTTGGAACTCCCTACCAAAGTCACCAAACACATCACCCATCTTGAGTTTGCTGTCAATCTCGGATGCCAACTTGACAAAGTCATCAACGACCTGCGTCGTGTCCTCTTTGCTTGCACCACGCATGTTGCCCAACGAGATAGTGATGCCTTTGGTTGCCTCATCAATCTTGCGGTCTGCCCCGGATGCAGCGTTGCCAATCTCAAAGATGATTTGAGCCAAGCCAGCCACAACCAATGCGCCACCAGCAGCCTTGGCGGCCATCCCGAAGGCGGTCACGGCTTTGGCAGAGGCGAGCATGGCTGTGGCGTTCTTGTACGCCTGAACTTCCATGAGCCGCTGCTGCAGATTCATCAACTTGATGTAGCCCGTCGCCAACAGAATCGCAGTAGCGAACGCTGCAATCACAGCGGTCAATGCAACAATGACCCCACGATTGCGCTCAGCGAAACTTGCCAACGATGACATGACGGGCAGGATTGCCTGCACAACGGGTAACAGAATGCTGCCAAACGACTCAGCCAATTCTGCAACTTGGTTCTTGAACATCTGCATCTGACCAGCAGCCGTCTGCGTCTGTGCCAAAGCCGCACCGCCAAAGACTTCACCAAGTTTGGTATAGACCTCGCTAAGACTTGCACCTTGTTTGACATTCTCTCGCACGGCTGGCGCAAGAGATGCCAACGCTTTCATTTGACCGTTCTCTGCCTTTGCCAACGCATCGGTGACTGCAATCAAAGGCGTACCCGTTGCTACGGCTATGTCCATGGCAAGCGTCATCAACTGTTGCGAGCGTGCCACGTCACCCGTTGCCTGCACAAGACCTGCAAGCGCAGGTCGCAATTCTCCATCGGAGAACGTAGAGACCTTCATGTATGCCGAGACTTGCTCTTCTACGGCTGCAATCTGCTCATTGGTTGCGCCCGTGGTTGCACGCAACGTCTGCGCTAACTTTGCCTGTTCCTCTGCATCCTCAATGGCTGCTCTTGTGGCAAGCCCTGCTGCTGCTGCGATACCTGTCAACGCTGCTGCTGCAGGCAATGCAGCCTTCTGGATAACGAACTTGGTCTTGTCTGCAGTCGTCTGCAGTTTGTTGAACTCTTTGATTGCCTTCTCTAGACCGCCACCATCAAAGCCCGTGACTATGTTGATGCCAACAGCCATTAGTAGATGCCTCCGATGCCCTCACTTAGACGACGCTCTGTTTGTTTCTCCAACTTGTCAATCACACGCTGCACACCTTCCTCAACAAGAGCGAAGTTGGTCTTGACCGCGCGGAACATCACACGGCTACGGAAGCCCTGCTGCTTGCTCTTGACTCGCAGGTGCTTGTCAAGGTTGTTGACGAACTGACGGGCTGTAAGGCTGCCTGCCGTGTCATAGACCTGTCCGCCACCGTTCATCTGCTGGATGCGCAAGATGCGTTGCCCACCGCTGCGAGCCAATCCCGTACCAGCCACAGGTTTGACACCTTTGGCAACAAGGGCAGGCGAGTATCCCGGCATGCGACTACGACCCTTGCGACCCGATGTATGCCAACGCTCAAGTGGCTTGACCTTTGGGAAGGCATCACCAACGACTTTGGCAAGCGGCTTGGCTTCATCAACCATCTCTTTACGCAATGCGTCATAGGTATCTTTCTCCATGCGCCTCAACGCACGCAGCGTCTCGTTGATACCTGTGGTTGAGATGCCGAACTTCAGTCCGTCGCCTTGGACTTGCAGAACATCGGCGTCTCTCTTTGATTGGCGAGACTTTGCCATAGTCAGCCAATCGTACTGCTACTTGTGCTTGCGTTGTGCCTGCTTTGCACGCCATCGCAGATAAGCAACCATCGTGTTGATTGTCGCCTCAGATTCTTGTGCCAAGTCCCGGGGCTGCAGATGAAACTCGTAGGCAAGATGTACCAACAGCCATGTGGCTGAGTCATCACCTAACTTGCCAAAGGGCTCTCACCTGCATCACGCACAGACACATTGGCAACGGTGCGAATCCAATCGGGGTCAAACTTTGCTTTGGTCTTGTTGGAATGCGTCAGTTGCGACCATGCCAGCCATGCAAGGTCGGTGAGGCGCAAGTCCGTCTCAAAGCGTGCCACGCTGCGATTCCATGTGCGCTCAAAGGCAACGAAGTCCGCAAAGACTGCGTCAACATCCTCTGACTCGCCTGTGTGATACTCAACCTTCAATGCCAATCGCATGACTGTCTCCTTTGGTTGTAGGTGTTATCAGGCTCCCGTGCCCTTGACGAGCGAGCCGCCTTGGAACGACAACGAAGTGGTGCCGAGTTCGCCGACAGCGCCGTTGATTGGCGTGTGGCTGGCAAGGTATGTGCCCGTGATGGTGTAAGACGGGTTGGTTGCTGATACGGCAGCATCCACAGCCTTGAAGCCGATGGTGGTCTGTTGACCGACCAACGGGAAGATGGTTGCCTCAACGGATGCGGCAGCGAAGTCCTGGTTCAGTTCCACATCGCAGGTCACATTGCCAAGTCCTGCTTGGAACTTGCGCCAGTCATCACCGAATGCGGTGACCTCAACGGCTTCCTTCTCGTAGTTGATGGTGACGCTGGTTGCTCGCGATTGCAGGTCAACGCTATTGATGGTGACGACTACATCGGTGAGGACAATCTGTGCCATGGCTGGTTATTCCTTCTCTGTTTGCTTGTTGGTGGACTTTGGTTGAGGCTTGACTGCGATTGGTTCAATGAACCCACCCTCAACGAGAGCAGGCACGCTGAGTCCAGCGAGGTCCTCGTCGTTGATGGTATCACCCGGCACACCGAGCGAAGTGTTGTTGCTGATGATTCTGTAAGTCGTCATGTGTTCTCCTAGGCGTGGACTTGACATTGCAAAGTTATCTGCAAGAAGTCTGCGTCACCTTGTGTCACGGCATTGATACTTGCACCGTTGGTCAAGATGAGTGTCTTTGCCACACCTCCTAGCGTTCGGTCACTCTCTATCGCTGCCCTGACGCTTGATGCGCCCGAGTACGACAGGTAAGTGTCTAGCAGGCTGTGTGCCGTTCGGTCTGTGTATCTGCCAACGATGACTGTAATCGTCCAGTCCTGCACAACATCTCCGCCACCCATTGCCTTGTGGTAGGTGACTTGCTCAATGGTTGGGAATGCGACAGGCGGATTGAGTTGCTCGGGTTGGTAGGTGTAGGTGCGCAGCCCAGAGATTGTGCCAAGCCGTGCGGCTAGACCTGTGGCGACTTGATTGATGCTGGCATTCATTAGGCAACAGCCATCAGACGGTACTGATTGAGCATGTCACGCACATCGGGGTCAACGGCTCGGACTTGGATTGCCATGTCATTGAAGCCAACGATGCCAAGCGCAGCGTTGTAGCGAGCGAATCCGCGGATGGACAACAGCACGCATGCCTCACGAACATCGTGCGGCACAGCCTGCCAACCCCATTGGGCAGTCACCTGCAACAAAGGCTGGTCGGGAATGGACTGTGTTGGGAATGTCTTGCCACCAATGGCAACGATGCGCCGATACGGGATGCCGTTGAGTGATGCGTCAAGAGGCTCAAGTTGGTAGTCCGTGCCTTGAACCCATGTGTCCTCAAAGGTTCCGTCTCCGTCATCATCTGTCTGCACGGTGACAGTCGTGTTGGCAATGTCGTTGGTCGGGACATTGTAGTAATCAAACGGGTACATCTTGATGGCTGTCTGCGCAGTCTTGTAGAACCAGCGACCGCAATAGCCATCAATGCGTCGTGAGGCTGCCTCAATGCTGCGCTCAAGTAATGAGTCGTCAACGGCATCGGTGAGCCGTAGGGCGGCTTTGACCTCAGCCAGCGAGCAATAGCCATTGACTATTGCCACGGCTACTTCTTTCGCTTGCGTGCTTTGGGTGGCGTTGCTCGCTCAGTCCCGGGGTCAAGCGTTGCAGTCTCCTTGGCAACATAGCCGAGGTCTTTGAGGGAAGCGTCAATCGCTTCAATGCGCTCAGTCAAGCCACGCTTGATGTAGCCCTCACGCTCCTGCAATAGAGCGGCGATGAGATTCTTGTTCGTCATGTCTGCCTTTCTGGCGGTGACACAGCCAAGGGGATGCTGTGCCACCGCCAGAGTCTAGGCGGAACTAGAAGGTCGGAGTGACCAGACCCGTACCGTCAATGATTGCCCACGACTTCGGGTAGCGATTGACGGTGAAGGCTGAGTAGCCGTACACAATCATCGTCACATCCAACTCGGCTGCCTTTGGCTGCTCAAAGCGCAGCATCATCGGCTCACCATTGCCTTCTTCCCACAGGTGAACTTCCTGCAGGTTGCCGACATAGATGTTGTCCTCGTTGTTGCCGGGACCTTGCGTGATGCTCACATTGGCATCGGTGATGACAGGCAGACCCATGATGGTGTAGCCGCTGTTGCCGTACACAGGTGCGCCATCTCCGTTGGCGACGCTGTTGAAGTTCGGCGCTGGCACAGCCAACGGGCGATTCTGCAGGTCAAGCGAAGCCAAGATGAATGCAAGGCGGCGCGGGTGCATGACGATGGCGTTCGGACCAGCAAAGAAGGTGGTCTGCACCTTCTGCACAGCGTCTGCCAACTTGGGGTACAACTCAGCCACGCTTGGCGAGGCATCGGTGTACGAGACGACATTGCCGCCAGCCACCACATCGGTGCGCATCTGCGCCACGAGCAGGTTGTCCAGCGTCGTGTGGTAGGCGGACACGAGGTCTGCCATCACGAGCGAGTCAATGTTCGTGCCACGCTCAATCGCCTGACGGGACACATTCTGCTGACCAGCAATCGTCTTGACCGAGATGTCCAACTTGGTGTCGTCCATGTTGGTCTCTTGCACAGCCAAGCCTTCGGTCTGTTCGGCGACAGCCGAGCCAGTCGTGACCTTGGAGATGCTGATGGTCAGACCATCTGCAGGCAGTTGGTGCTTGCGAGCACGGTCAGCCAACGGGCGACCTGCACGAGCAAACGGCGCTGCGAGTTCGGTCAGGAACTGCGGAACGATGAGTCCAGCAAAGTTGCTGCTGGTCACATCACGACGCTCGACCTGCTCCTCACGCATGTGACGGGCGAGGCGCTCTTGCGCTGCGTAGTCGTTGTTGAACTGCGCACGGTATGCATCGCTGATGAACGATTGCCCGCTGCGCTGCGTGTAGGTGCGAGGCTCAGCCTTGACGACTGCCACGCCTTGTTCCTTGCGGATTGCCTTAGCGGCTGCGGTGCGAGCCTCAAGTTCTTCGTGCTTGGCAATCTGACCGTCAAGGTCGGAT